GAGGAGGACACTGGTTAAGTAAAACAAGTGAAGAAGTTGTTGAAAATCCAAGGTGTCCAATTTGTCTTAGGTCTTTTATTCCCGAACCAGACTCCACTCCAGAGCAAGTAGAACAAGCAATATATAGGGCTGAGTGTGGTCATATTTTTCATAATAACTGTCTTCTTCGTGTTTGCCAAAATGTTGAATCGCAAAAAAAGTGTCCAATATGTAGAGCCCCTCTTACTGAAGATTGTAATGATGTTTGGGCATTTAGACATAGAAGAATGCACGACCACGATGATCCTAATTCTGATGATATCATTCACGAAATTTTTGATAATGAAGAAATTGAAAACATATATAAAAATCAACCACCAGTGTAAAAATAAAACTCGTAAAAAGTCACCCAAAAAAATATATTAATTAAAATCATTTAAAAATTAATTAATAATAAAATTGATTTTTAAACAATCTAAATATATTTATAGTAATATATTAAGATGTCTGCTAAAAGCAAAGTTACAACTCAATTTAACAGTTCCAAGATTATTGGCATCCAATTTAGTATTTTATCTCCCGAAGAAATCCGTAAGGGTTCCGTGGCAGAAATTACTTCAAGAGATACTTATGTCAACAATAAACCAATTATCGGCGGACTATTTGACCCTCGTATGGGGGTTTTAGAACCGGGACTTATTTGCCCTACAGATGGTCTTGACTATATGCAAACTCCCGGTTATTTTGGTCATATTGAATTAGCTAGACCCGTATTTTATATCCAATACTTAAACACTATTTTAAAAGTTTTACGTTGTGTCTGTTTTAAATGTAGCAAACTTCTCGTCAGCAAAGAAAAATACAAACAAGCGTTGAAATTAACTGGCGATGCGCGTTGGAAATACGTATTTGGTTTAGCAAGTAAAATGAAAAGATGTGGTGAAGATACTGAAGACGGTTGTGGTTGTTTACAAGCAAATAAAATTCGTAAAGAAGGTTTAGCAACTATTTTCGCAGAATGGAAATCCGAATCTTCCGAAGAAGGAGAAGCCAACGAAAATATGGTGATTAAATTGTCACCAGAAATGGTCTTGAAAATTTTCAAGAGAATCTCGGACGAAGACGTTTCCTTTATGGGTTTCAGTCCTATTTGGTCTCGTCCAGACTGGATGGTTTGTCAAGTGATGGCCGTTCCTCCGCCCGCAGTGAGACCTTCTGTGAAACACGATGCGCAACAACGTAGTGAAGACGATTTGAGTCATATTTTAGTAAATATCATAAAAACAAACAAAACTCTACAAGAAAAAATACAAAATAATGCTCCGGCGAATATTATTGACGACTGGACAACCGTGTTGCAATATTATACTGCTACCCAAGTGGACAACAAAATCCCCGGAATTGCTTCGGTTGCACAACGTTCGGGACGTCCTTTGAAATCCATTAAAGATAGGTTGAACGGTAAGGGTGGTCGTATGAGAGGAAATCTTATGGCGAAACGTGTTGATTTTAGTGCTCGTTCCGTTATTACTGCTGACCCAAATATTTCCATTAGAGAACTTGGTGTTCCGATGAAAATTGCGAAAAATATTACCAAACCAGTCGTTGTCAATAATGTAAATCGTGCGTTCTTGATGAAACTCGTTCAAAATGGTCCGGATGTTCATCCCGGAGCAAAAATATTAGAAAAGAAAAATGGCGACTCTATTACTCTAAGATATGTTGATAGAAAATCAATCGTTCTTGAGAATGGTGACATCGTACATCGTCATATGATGGATGGTGACCCAATCTTGTTTAATAGACAACCTACTTTACACAGAATGAGTATGATGTGTCACATTGCGCGTATTATGAAGCGTGGTGACACCTTTAGAATGAATGTAGCCGATAGACTTGGTGTCGGCAACAGGGAGCGTTAAAAGCGTGCTACTCCCTAGTCGTTTATTACTTCAATATAAAAATAAATAAATTAAAAATAAAATGCTCTTATAATATAAAATGGAATTTAACCTTGAACTAAAAAATAAAATTATAGATGATGAAACACTTAGATGGGTTGAAATTTATAAAATTACAAACATAATCAATCAAAAAGTTTATATTGGACAAGCAATTTCTCATAGGAAGAATAACAATAAATATTATCCAAAAGGAATGATGGGAAGATTTAAAGAACATATAAAAGAATCTAAACCAATACAAAAGTATCATTGCAATGCTTTAAACAACGCAATTAGAAGTTATGGTTCTAAAAATTTCACTGTTGAACTTCTTCAAATATGTAAAATTGAAGATGCAAATAAAATAGAAACAAATGAAATTCAAAATCACAAATCCCTAGTTCCAAATGGTTATAATATAAACACAAGTTGTAATTCACTTCTACCTTCAAATGAATTAAGAGAAAAAATTTCAGTTGGTAATATTAGTTATCATTATGAAAAACACTTGAAAAAATTTGAAGGAGTCGTATTTAATGTAGATGAAAATGACTTTCATAAATACATTACTCCTAGAACAAAATATAACACTCAAATTGGTTGGTATTTAAGAGTAAATAAAAAAGTAATAGAGTTTAAATCTACCATAAGTAGTTTGAATGAAACTAAAGAAAGAGCATTTGAATTTTTAAAAATATTAAAAAAAGAAAGTAATAGATGGCAACGTGACCAAATTGCTGGAAGTTCCTTAGAGTCTTTACTACCACTCACTTATGGAAACAACAGTGAGGAACTCGTTTAATTTACGAACCCAATGGTAAAAAGGTAAAGAATTGGATAATCAGCAGCCAAGCCCCTAAACTCGTTATGATAGAGCACGGGGAAGGTTCAGAGAGTAGACGGTTACGGGTCTTATATGACGGTTTAATCAACCAGATAAGGCACAAGGTGTACTCCACCCTTACCAGAAATGGTAAGGAAATTTAAAGGCAAGACCAAGCCTTACAATGCCGATGGAATTTAACCATCAACGTCGGCAACAGGAGGCGTGAAAAGCGTGATACCTCCTAGTGAATAAATTGATATAGTAAACATAATAATATAAAAAGAACGTTAATTTATTTGCAAAACACCTTGTTGACGGGAAGTCCTTAAAGCTTTCACTACCACTCACTACTGGAAACTTTAGTGAGGAACTCGGTTAATAGCCGAACCCAATGGTAAAAAAGTGAAAGATATGTATCTTTATACGGAATAATGATACAAAATAGGTAATCCGCAGTGGAGTATCTAAGGTCGTTTGGTAGACTATGATACCCTCTCAGAGACTGCTGAGGTGTTGGTAGACAATGAAGGATTAGCCATCCCGAGTCTGCTTACGGTACAGTCCTTCCCCTTTGGAAACCTAGGGGGTGCAGCATATATACAGTCAAACAAAATAAAATAAAAATATATAAAAATGACTGCATATATGCTGCGAAGTTTGATGGAGATGAAATGAATTTGCACATGCCGCAAGATGCGGAGTCGGACGCAGAGTTAAAGAATTTGGCAGCGGTGCCTTATCAGATAATCAGTCCGGCGAATAACAAACCAATTATAGGAATCTTTCAAGATTCTATGCTTGGTTCCAATCGTTTCACAAGAGAAAATATAAAATTTACACCACGTGAAGCGATGAATATACTCATGATGTTCCAACGAGTGAATGAGAATGCTTTGTTGGAGAAAGGAAATGTGATTACAAATTTTGATATATTGTCACAGATATTACCACCACTAACACTAGGGTTTAAGACCAAATTGTTTGGTGAAAAAGAGGACTCCAAGACGTCAAATAATGTATTGGAGATAAGAAACGGACAATATATTCGTGGTCATATGGAGAAAGATATTTTGGGCGCGGGTTCCAAAGGTTTAATCCATCGTATCTGTAATGATTTTGGAAACTTTGCATCCGCCAATTTCATAGACGATTTACAGAATATTATTACGGAGTATATGAAATCAAGTTCGTATAGTGTTGGAATTAGTGATTTGATTTCAGACGAAAAGACCAACCAAGCAATTATTAAAGTCATTAGTGAGAAGAAGAATGATGTAAAGAGTTTAATTGACCAGACCCAAATCGGAGTGTTTGAGAACAATACTGGTAAAACGAATCAAGAAGAATTTGAAACACAAGTGAATAATATATTGAATCAAGCATCTTCGGAAGCGGGTAAGATTGGTCTGAAATCTTTAGATAAAGACAACCGATTCGTTATTATGGTGAATGCGGGTTCCAAAGGTAGTGATTTGAATATTTCTCAGATGATTTCTTGTTTGGGACAACAGAACGTGGATGGAAAACGTATTCCTTACGGTTTTGAACACAGAACATTA